ATACCGCCGCGCCAACCCGTTTATCTGGTTCATCGGCATACCGGCGCTCACCGGCCAGCCAGATATGATTAGCACATCGCTCCGCGGCTACTTCGTGGAGAACTATTGGCAGCCGATTGACGACGAGCGCGCCGAGTGCTGCGACGAAGTGCCTGTGGATAGCACCAACGCGATGTATCTGGCCGAGCATTGCGCCTCCAAAGAGCATGTCCGCAGGATCTTGGAGCGCCGCGATGACGAGGCTTTGGAGCGCGAGTATCAATATATGCTAGCTTCCATCGCCCAAATTCTGGAGGGAGCGGTTAGCGAATGAATAAAAACGAGGACGTTGATCTCAAAATTCGCGCCGCCCGCCTGCTGACGCTGAAAAATGCTCCATATCTGGGTGCGGCCCTCTGGCGTATGCGCATCATCAAGTCAGATCGTGTGCCCACAGCCGGCGTGGATAAGTGGTGGCGGCTGTACGTCAATTCAGACTTTGTTGCCAAAGTATCCACAGAGGAATTGGCCGGAGTGTGGGCGCACGAAGCCTGGCATTTGCTGAGAGGGCACGCCCGCCGTACGGAAGCGCTGGGAATTTCTTACGAAGATAAGAGTGCTGAGAACGCCGCCCGCGCTGAGATATGGAATGTGGCTGCAGACTGCGAAATTAACGACGATCTCAAAGACTTCAAGCTGCCCGCCGGGGCGGTGTATTCGAGTACGTTCGGGCTGGACAATGACGAGTTAGCAGAGACTTACTACAAAAAGCTGCAGAAGAAAACCAAAGTCGTCACCGTCTCCAGCGGTTCCGGAGCGGGCGGCCCGCGCCGTGAGTGGGAGGATGGCCCCGACGGTACTGGAGTTAGTGCTGGAGAGGCCGAGATCATCCGTCGCAAAGTGGCCGAGGATGCCGCTAAGCATATCGGACGTTTGTCGGCTGGCATAGAACGGTGGACAAAAGAAATTCTCCAGCCGACTGTGGACTGGAGAACGTTATTGCGCGGGGCTTTGCGCGGAGCTATCTGTAATCAAACCGGCAAAGTGGATTATACTTATTATAAACCGTCCCGCCGCCAAAGCGTCGTACCGAATGTGGTCTTGCCGTGCCTGCGGGGGCCGTCGCCCAAAGTCAGCGTTATCATCGACACTTCGGGATCTATGAGCGGAGACGATCTCGGCGCAGCGCTGGCGGAGACGCACGGCGTTCTGCAAACACTAAACACCAGCATAAGCGTTTACTCTTGTGACACAGAGCCGTACAAGTGTGGCCTCGTTCGGAGTGCCCGCGATATTCGTCTCGTCGGCGTCGGTGGGACTGATATGATGCCCGCTTTGCTAGAAGCCGCCAAAGAGCGGCCCGACATTACCGTTGTCTTTACGGATGGGTACGTATTGGAGTGGGACAAAGAAAAGCCGCGTGGTTTGAAAGACGTAATTATCGTGCTAATTGAATCAACAGAGTATTCGTATGGAGGCCGCCCGCCGACGCCGAAGTGGGCCGAAGTTATCGAAGTTACCAGGACCTAGCCTTGATATTGCGAAAAACGTCCTGCGCCGACGCCTCGCTCTTGGCTCGCTGGTGTACTTCCGCAAACCACTTCTGGAATTGCTCTAACCCGATAGCCCTACGAATGTGGTCACATCGCGGATATGCTTTGCACGGCCTGTCGCCGGGACAGCGATCCTGCGGGACGGGTGCGCCTTGTAGCCAAAGATCGCGGATGGTGTCCAGCCCCCACGAGTAGTGTCCTACGATGGGAGCGAGCGTGGCGTAGAGTTGTGGGTATGTCACCAGCTTTATTTCTGGCGGAAGCCTATTCGCTTTCTTCGTCATCGGTGCCCCCCGCCTGGAGCATTCTCAGCAGACGTTTGCCCACGGATTGCCCCTGCGCGTCCTCTTGCATCCTGCGCTTTTCGACTTCCCAGTTCCGCCCGCGTTCCAGCGCCGCCGTCTCACGAGAGACGATCTGCATATCCCGCTCCATCTGGAGAGTTTGCACGGTTTCGCGTGGGTCGGTCGGGAGTGGGTCGCTCCAGTTTGGCAGAGCGCGTAGATTGTTGAAACCCTTTAGCTCCAGACATCTTTCAAGAAGATTGGACAGCACTTTACCGTAAGTCTGCCGCTTCTGGCCAAGCTTATTCAGCGCGTCCATATACAACACCCGCAGACCGAAGTTGGTGACGTTGCCGATCTTCTCCTTGAAAACCGATGGGTCCGCCTCTCTGCCGATGGTCCAGAACGCCTCGCGGATGATTTGGAAGAAGTTGAACACCGCCGGCAGGTCGGACTGCATTTCGAGATTGAAGATTTCGGCCTTGTCCGGCGTGGTAGCCACCGTCCAGAACGCCTCGACCGCGGTATCTTGGACTTGGGACGGCTCGATGCCGATACCGATGGTGCGTGGGTGGGCGTGGAAACGGATAATGCGGTTTACGTTGGAGAGAATGAAGTTTATCTCGTCGTTGATGTTCTTTACGTTTTCCAGATCCGCCATACCCCAGTAAGACCGCGCCGATGGGAGGTTTTGCCCGTCGAACAATGGACAGAACGGCCAGATTTCCTCATCGCCCGCCGGCTGCCAACGTGGGACTTCCTCGTCTAGTAGCCTAAGTCTGTCGGGGGAGGTTTTGGGCTTGAAACGAATGAAGTCCTGGATATACCAGCCCTCTTCGCCTCCGAACTCCGGCCCGTAGACGATTAGTTGACGAAAGTCCGCGTCGCGAATGTCGCCGTCTTTGTCTCTGCGCTTGACTGGGAATTGGATACTGTAAGCGCGTACTTTGTCCCTGTCGTCGCCCTTTACCAGCACACTAACGATGCCTGGGTCCAGCACGACAAACCTCGGTATCTCATCGTCAGCGACCAAACGAAGCACAAAGTGGCCCGTCACAGCGCCGTAAACGCCCGTTCTGGAAAGAACCGTGTGAATGCCGCCGCTTCGCTCCCAAACTTGCTCCAAATAGCGGCGGGCCTCTTGAATTTTCTCCGGTGCTGGGGCCTGGTCCAACGTTGGAGCCTCGCCCTCTGATATGGCCTCGGTTGGCACAAGATCGAAGTCTAACAAGTCGCCGCGAACGGGGTCGCCAAACAGCCTGGAAACAGTACGATCTACGAGAACGCCGCAGAGGTTGATGGTGACGTTATCGTTGTGCCCGCCTTCCTTGACCTTCAACCATTGGCGGTGCTTGCCTTCGTAGAATCGCCAGTTCTCTAAAAGCGCAGTTTGGCGGGCGGTTAGCTCGCTTTCCTGCGCGTCAAATTCTGCATGTACAATATCATAGTCAATAGTCATAAGTCCCTCTCACACTTTCAAGAGTACCACATTTTGCAATTTAGTCAAACGTACTTCACCGCCTATGTCGAGTAGAATGGATTATCTCCAGCAAAAACCTTCACAGAAGCCAACCCCACAGGCTCAGCCATCAAAAGCATCACAGCGTCCGCCTTGTCCGGCGAGCGTCCTAGCTTTTTCTTTATGTCGTCTTTACCCGTCACCTTCCGCCCGCTGGCGAGTTGTGTCCACGTCACCGCTGCTAACTCTGAGATTAGCTCTTGGTCGTCCGGTAACGCTAGAAGTTCCTCCTCGGGATAGAGATTTGGATTTAGCCTTTCCATCAATTTCCAATAGTACAAAGATCGCTCGTTGTTGAAGCGTAACTCGCCGGATTTATCGGTTTCGCGTGTGTGGGACGAGACGTGAACGAAGTTGATATTCGCTCCCAGATTTTTCGCCACGTCCGCCGCCCCCACACCTACGCCCGCCGCGTCTACGTTTACAGGAACGGCGGGGTCGTCGCGGACTTTCTCGATAATTCGGCCCGCCGTGGCGTCAGTATCTGGTTTGGTCATCACATCAAGCGGGCCCACCCACCAGTCGTCGTACAGAGAGGCGAGGACGGTGTTGCTTTTGCCGTGGCTGCCTACGTCTACTCCTACTCTTATGAGTTGGCGGTTTGGATTGTCTCTACGTTCGTACCAGCGCCGGACCGCGGCCTCCAACCAAGCGAGCGGGATTAGCGATCCTTCAGCGTCCTCTGCGAACTCTCCCAAAACGTGCTGGCGGTACGCGACACTATCTTCCCCGAACAGCGCCGCCAACTCTCTCGCCCGTTCCGCAAAGCCGGGGACCTCCGCCGCTGCGATGTCTTTGGAGACGTGAAGTGCTAACCAACCCTCTAAGCCCGTTTGTGTACGATAAAACCGCCCGGCGGGGACGCCTGGTGTGGAT